GCTGATCGCCACCAACAAACCTCCTGAGTACATCGACCCAATCGATCTGTGATCTCTCCATAGCTTTGATTATGTCCTTGATGCTTGATGGTATCTCGCCCCTATTCTTAACAGAACTAACCGCCATCATAGTCTGAGCATCAATCGTTGCCTCTTCTTGCTTGACCTGATCTTCACTCATACTGCTAGGTGCATCGACATTGCCCCATGCCTGAGGCTGAGGCTGACCGCTACCACCACCAACACCATTGCCATCCTGAGGCTTGTCTTTGCTTTCAGATTGAAGAATGTCGTAGATTTTTTCCGCTGACATATCCTTAAACTTAGCATCGATCAAAGCACCATCAGGCAAAACTAAACCGCTTGAAATAATGATTGGATTAATTGCATAGTCGCAAGCAATATTCCAAAGCTGATGATCTCTCTTGCCCATCCTGAGATGATGCTTAAGAACTCGATGCAATGCCTCGTGAACTTTTACACCATCTAGCTGAGGCTCAGTTAAGGCATCAGTAAATTCTTCATTGTAGAAAATACTAGTGCCATCAGTTGCCATAGTGTCGATATCGTTTTTAACAACCATTGGCATCTGATAAAGGATAGAGGCATAAAACCCCCATCCCTTAGACAGTTTATCAAGCATAAGCCTGACTTTTGATCTTGCGATCTTCCTTGGTAAATCATGCATATTTGCACTCCTAAAAGTTAAGATTAACTTCTAGGCAACGAGATATTTCCCATTGCCCTTAGCTGATGCCCATGCTCTAACATCCTTAGACTGCTTTAGAGAATTGTCTCTAGCTAAAGCATCCTTTAAGACATAGGCTTGGAACTCTTCATTAGGTAACCTTTGTAAGTACTTGAGAATGTTACCAATATTTTTGTCGTTAGCTTTCATTGAAAGAGAACTGCAAAGAGCATACATAATCGCAGGCTCTTCCACTAACTGAGCATTGTCAGGATCAGCTACCAACTTATCTACATCAGGACACTTACTGTAAATGTCCAAGAATGTTTTTAAGTTTGCATATGCTGATCTGCCAATCTGACCGCTGATAGCCTCGCCCATTGCAACCGCATCCAAATTCCAAGACAACATTTGAGATGATCTCTCATGTGATCTAGGTGTAGGATATGCATTCTCTCCAACTTTGAATTGATGCAAGAACTCAGGCTGAAATCTTAACCAACCTATATACCTATGATCAACACCGCTTTTTGAAAAGTAATTGCAAGTGTCATCTAGGTTTGCCTCAACCTCGATGAATGAAAGCCTATCGACTAAATGCGATGGCATCTGATTAGTGCCTGCCTTGTCGCTTAGTTTGTTTCCAGCACTCATAATATAGCACTCTGATCTGTCGATCTTGTACTCGCCTACTCTATACTCATCGCAAATCTGAGCATAAATATTCATGTTGAGAATTGGAGACTGTGGCAACTCATCGAAGAAATAAAGCACACCTTTGTAACCATCCGCCTTGATCTCAGCCATGCGGTCAGCATCTACATACCAATCAGGTTGTAAGACTTTCATCTTGTTACCATCAGGCATTCTCATACCGCCTATGTCAGTAGGATCAAGTTGAGCAAGGGAAATATTTACTAGGTAAAAACCTAAGTCCTCTGCGATCTGCCTAGCTAAAGCAGTTTTTCCAATACCCATCGAGCCTTCAAGATGGAAAGAGATTGGCTTGTGGTTTGACTTTTGTGCTAGGTTCTTTTTAATACCCTCAAGTATTATTGTTTTTGCTAATGATAATCTCATTTAAGCACTCCTTGTTTTAAGTGTTACACCATTTACATGGTTATATTTATACCAAGTGTTACCGCTATTTAATGTTATAGCTCCTTGATCTAGTCTAAACCTACGATACTCGCCAATACGAAAATCATAGACAGTTACGAGGTTAGGAACATCCCTATCCTCATACTTGAGAACTCCCCAAAATTTTCTGCGAGAGCCATCGAGTTTTTTAAATACACCTCGAATGATACGACCACCAAAGTGATTTATTATTTCTTGATTTTTATTCATGTATTAACTCCATTGTTGTTATTGTTATTGCTCGACTGAACAAGCAGAGACAGACCGCATTTGATCTGTCTCAATTTGTGCATTCGATTAACCGCAAAGAGCATCGAGAACATCGTTAGTCTCATCGTTGTCCTTTTTGGTATCCTCATTAGACTTTTCATTAGCCTTTTGTGTAGCTATGAAAATCCTTTTGGTATCTGCCATCAACTCTTCAAGTTGGTTGATCTCATCCATCGTGATATCGTTGGCAACAAATACTGTCTGCTCGATGCCATCAACTTTCTTGGTTTTCTCAGCACCATAAACCATCTTGCAAACCTTTTCTGCTAAGGTTAACTCTTTTTTATCATTGGTATGAGCAACCCACTTTGTTTGAGTATCGATCTCAAAATCAGCAAGTATTTGCCTGACGTACTCAGGTGTTACTTGAGTTGGTAGGTCATGCTTTTCAGCAAACTTAACCGCATTCTCTTTGAGAATTTTTGCCTGAGCCTTTGGAATGCCTGCATGGTTCATCAGGTCATCATACACAACCTTTGTGACCGCCTTGCTCAGGTTACCTGATGCAGTCCTTGCAAACTGTGCAACATGGCAGATTGTAGCTACAATTTGAACAACCTTATTTTCGTTAATGGTCTGTGTGTTTTCTTTGTTGGCATCTTTTAAACCGCCAATTACCTTTTCAGCCTTAGCTAAGTCTTTGATTGCATCCGCTGAAAACCCATAATCTTGAATATTTTTATTCATTGCTTGATCCTTTATGATTGGTGTTACGTTGTTAAAAGTTACTTTGTTATTTGTAGTCATGTTTACCCCCTATTGGTTGTTAAATAAAAATTTGCCCATGTCGTAGGCTGAATTAACTCTTAATCTATCGCTCTCAGTAGGTCTGTCAGATATTTTTAAACCTAGCTTTAAGTGGTCGTTTAATGCGACCATGAAAGAATTAAATCTCCACCAATGATAATCATCATGGTGTGTAGAAATAGCATAGTCCAAACCTACAAGATTTTTTGAAATTCTGTATATGCTATCGATAATCCCTTGCTCCCCTATTCTCTCAATATCCATCCAACTCATGGCAATACTGCCATCAGTCTCTATGTTGATATCCAACATCTCTAAGGTATCTATTATCTTTTCCATTCTTCTTGCTATTGAAACATCAGGATAACCCTCAGCATTTAAAACACCTTTTTGAATATTCTTATCATCTAATAATTTCATGTTGAAACTCCATTGTTGTTGATTGTTTTTATTGGTTAGTGACAACCACTATTTCGCAACTAGTCTAATACTTTTTCAAGCAGAGTTCTGTCCATATCGCTCAGATCATCTCTGTGAATTGTGGGGGGAGGTTCGCTCTTGCTGATCTATAATTCTGCCTTTTTTCCCATTAAGGTCAGATCAGGATGTTTGCGGTTCTCGATCAAACTAGTTGCCAAATAGGGGCTGTCGGTCTCAGTACTAATATAACAACTAAATTGATATATACAAGCCCAAATATGTAAATAATTGTAAATAATTGTAAAATATATCTGTAACTGTTGCTGATAGCCAAATATAAATTTCCTTAACTTATAGGCTAAAAGTTAAAATTAACTTTTGTATAAGTATAGATTTAAATCAGGTGTTAAATTTCCCCGCATACGAATAACCAACCATTTTTTCTGAAACTTTTTTATCTTTTTTTAGTGCATCCTCTGTAACGTAAGGCTCAAGCCAAAAACTGCGAAACAAACTTTTATGATATATGATAGCCTAAAACACCTTTTGTCTCTGTATGGGCTTATATGGGCTATTAATAGATGTTTCACGAAATGAGATAATATTTACATCAGGTAAATCAGGTGTTAATTTCTGTGGAGTGTATTTTTAAATAATTTTATAGGTAAATCATGGCGAAGAAAATTGACGATAAAAAACCAAAGTTAAAATTGGTAAGTGATAACAAAAAAGATTTCAAAGAGACCAAAAAAAAGGATCAGCCAATTACTGCCAAACAGTCTGAATTTGCGAGGCTTATAGCTGAGGAAAGCCTGACAAGTAGTGATGCTTATAGGCGTGTTTATAATGTCAGCCCAACAACCAAAGACAGTACAATATGGAATATGGCAAGTGAACTTATGACAAACCCAAAGGTTACCCATCGGATACGTTCTCTGCAACGTAGATTAGATGACGAAAAGTTGACGAGAGCCGTCAGGCGTGAAGAATATGTCTTAAAAAAACTGACTGAAGAGATTGAACAAGGCGATCAGGCTAGTAATAGGATCAAGGCGTTAAGTTTACTAGGTCAAACAGTTAATATGTTTGGTAATAAATTAGAGGTCGAGACTAAACAAGCTGACAAGACAAGTGAAGAGATTACAGAAGAATTAAAAGATAAATTGTCTAAACTTTTAGGCGGTAAAAGTTAGCTATTTTCGTAATAATTCTAGCTACCTATTAGTTAATCTTAACTTCTAGTTACCCCACCCTACCCGTACACCCCCGTGTCGTGTCGCCCCCTCCACGCGCCATGTAGTTTATGTTGCACATCTAAATTAAAAATTTTGTCAAGAGGGGTCACCCCTAAATATTTTCACATATTTCTACACCCCACCTACCCATATATGTAAAAATACATAAAAAAATAAAAAAAAGTTACTTAGGGGCTTCCCTACTAGTTATAACTAGTATATATATATTTTTATACTAGTATAAACTACTTGTTATAACTAGTAGAACTGTTATAACTAGTAGTACTGTTATAACTAGTTGGAAATTTAATTTGCCAAATAATATTATAAAACTAGAAAACTACAGAAAAGATAAAACAAGAGATGATTACTATGATCCATCTCCTGATTTGATAGACCCCGTGATTATTGGATGGACAGAGGCAGAAGACGGAGAGCGTGAACTGCACATAGTTTCTGCTGTTGATTCTCCAGAATGTTTATGGATGATTGACTTGGCACAAAAAATAGTTGAAGGTAGACCGCCTGAGATTATTAGGAATGACAATGAATGATTTGGCATCTATCTTAAAAACTGCATCTAAGAAGTTAGATAGTTTTCCTGTAGACAAGCAAAGAGAAATACTGGATCTCGTTGAAGAGCTAACTGAAATGCAAAACAAGGAGCAGGCAAGAAAAGAGTTTCTTCCTTTTGTTCGTGCTATGTGGCCCAGCTTTATACATGGCAGGCATCATGAGATTATGGCAGAGGCATTTGAGAGAGTGGCCCGGGGTGAATTAAAAAGATTAATTATCAATATGCCACCCCGTCATACCAAGTCAGAGTTTGCCAGTTATTTATTTCCTGCATGGTTCTTGGGAATGTATCCAGAGAAGAAAGTTATCCAGACAGCACACACTGCAGAGCTATCTGTTGGATTTGGCCGTAAAGTTCGTAACCTAATACAGAACGAAGACTTCCAAAATATATTCCCCGGCATAGAATTATCCACAGACAGTAAAGCAGCAGGTAGATGGAACACAAATAAGCGTGGTGATTACTTCGCGATAGGTGTAGGCGGTGCCGTGACAGGTAAGGGTGCTGATATTCTTATCATTGATGATCCACATTCAGAGCAAGAAGCCACAATGGGTGAGTATAATCCTGAAGTTTATAACAAAGTTTACGAATGGTACACTTCCGGACCTCGTCAGAGACTGCAACCGGGTGGTGCAATCATACTTGTTATGACCAGATGGTCTAAAAGAGACCTAACAGGGCAAATTGTTAACAAATCTGTTGAAAGAGAAGGCTCAAATGAGTGGGAAGTCATACAATTACCCGCAATTATGCCATCAGGCAAGCCATTATGGCCCGAATTTTGGAGCGGTACCGAATTAGATGCCTTAAAAGCTGAATTACCAGTAGCAAAATGGAACGCACAGTACCAACAGGACCCCACATCGGAAGAAGGAGCGTTAATTAAGCGTGAATGGTGGCAGGAATGGGAAGGAAAAGACTTACCACCCTGTGATTCCATCATACAATCGTGGGATACAGCGTTTTTAAAGACACAAAGAGCAGATTACAGTGCTTGTACTACTTGGGGCATCTTTCATCACCCTGATGATGACGGAAATGAGATACCTAACCTAATTTTAATAGATTCTTACAAAGAAAAGCTAGAATTTCCTGAATTAAAGCGTGCAGCCTACGATAAATACTGGGAATTTGAACCAGATCAGATGATTGTTGAGGCCAAAGCCGCAGGCTCACCCTTGATATTTGAACTTAGGGCTATGGGAATTCCAGTTACGGAGTTTACACCGAGCCGTGGACAGGATAAGATAGCCAGAGTGAACGGTGTTACAGATCTGTTTGCAAGTGGTGTAGTTTGGTATCCACCAACAAGATGGGCGGAAGAAGTTATAGAAGAATGTGCCGCGTTTCCAGCTGGTGACCATGATGACTTGGTTGACTCAACTACACAAGCGCTGTTAAGATTCAGGCAAGGTGGTTGGATTAGAACCACTATGGATGATTGGGATGATGAACCTAAATACAGAAGACCAGTTGAATATTATTAGAGGAAATTAAAATGGCTATTGAAAAACCTATGGTTCCATTCACTGAAGACGATGATGTTATTGATGAGGATATAACTGTTGAGTTAAAAAATCCTGAATCAGTATCTGCAGAGAATCCAGACTTAGTTTCAGTTGAAACTGAAGATGGTGGAATGATTATTGATTTTACTGGTGAACAGGTAGATGAAATAATGGGTGGTGAATTCGATAGAAATCTTGCTGAAGAAATAGAAGAGAGTGATCTGGATGAAATAGCATCAGAACTTATGGCAAACTTTGACTCAGACAGACAATCAAGAAGCGAATGGGCAAAGAGTTATGTTAAAGGACTTGATCTTCTTGGAATGAAAATAGAAGAAAGACAACAGCCGTGGGCGGGTTCATCTGGTGTGTTTCATCCAATACTTACAGAATCAATAGTTAGATTTCAAGCGCAGGCTATGGGAGAGATATATCCTGCTTCTGGGCCAGTGCGAACAAAGATACTTGGTAAGATGTCTGTAGAGAAAACAGAGCAAGCTCTCAGAGTAGAGAACGAAATGAATTATCTTCTTACAGAAGAGATGACAGAGTATCGTGACGAAACAGAACAGATGTTATTCAAACTACCACTAGCAGGATCTGCATTCAAAAAAGTTTACTATGATCCAATCATGGAAAGACCATGCGCAATGTTTGTACCGGCAGAAGACTTTGTTGTTTCATATGGCGCATCTGATCTTATGACATGTGAAAGATACACACATGTAATGAAAAAAACAGCAAATGATATTGTTAAACTACAGAATAATGGATTTTATCGTGACATAGAATTACCAGATCCAGAGCCTGATATGTCAGATATAAAAGAAAAATATGACGAATTAGATGGTGAAACAGCCACTATTGAAGATGATGATAGACATACACTCCTCGAAATGCATGTAGATATGGAGATGCCAGAACCATTCAACGAAGAAGACGGTGTAGCAAGACCCTATGTAATTACCATAGATAAATCATCAAGAGAGATATTATCAATCAGAAGGAATTACTACGAAGATGACAAAAAGAAAAAGAAGCGACAATACTTTGTCCACTACAGGTACCTCCCCGGGTTGGGCTTTTACGGTACAGGACTTATACACCTCATCGGGGGACTTGCCAAAAGCGCAACCTCAATCCTCAGACAGCTTATCGATGCCGGTACGTTGTCGAATCTGCCTGCTGGTCTTAAAGCTAGGGGTCTTCGTATCAAAGGTGATGATTCGCCTCTCATGCCGGGTGAGTTCCGTGACGTTGATGTCCCGGGTGGTGCCATCCGTGATGCTATTACTTTCATTCCTTACAAAGAACCGTCATCGGTATTGTACCAATTACTCGGAAACATCGTTGACGAAGGAAGAAGAATAGGGTCGGTAGCCGATATACAGGTTGGGGACATTAACGCCCAAGCACCCGTA